TCAGCAATGTGATTCGGGATGAAAGCGAACTCGTCGAGAAAGATGACATTATAGGAACCGCCTCGGACAGCAGATGAAGATGTAGAGTTTGCTGAAATTTTCGATCCATTTTCAAGTTCTAAACTACCTTTGTTCCAAGATATTATACCCTGTTGCATCCAAGTTGGCAAGTTTTCATAAGCAAGTTGAAGTCTGCCTAATAAATCACGGGCAGTGGATGCCTTGTTTGCTAGAACTGCGATATTAACATTGTCATTAAATACTGCATAATGTAAAAGATACGATATGCAGGTTGTAGATTTACCTGTCTGTCGAGGCATTTTACAAATATTAAATCTATTCTCATGAAATCTTCTTATCAACTTTTCCTGAAAATCATACATATCAAAAGGAACTAGTCCCTCATCAAGAGATACTATCTTAATATATTTTCTTGTAAAATATATGGGATCTTCCTTACACCTAACAAATTCAAGAACATTTTCCTGAGTAAATTCAATAGATGTATTTGCTTTTTTTAAATTAGGATTGCCAAGATATACATTATCAGACATGACGATTACCTATTCATCAATTTATTAATTCTCATATTTTTATCTGCTCTCCAGTTTGATGGTTCATAAGATGCCATAATATTTTCTCCACCACCAGATCTCACTGCCTGTAATTTCTTAAGTAATACCTGTTTTTTAATTTGATCTGCTCTCTTTTGTTTTGCTCTTATTGCTGGATCTTCTTTTTGAGGTTCTTCTTGATCACTCATTTCAGATATCTGCTCAGTCCCTTTCCATACACCATTTGATACAACAGGTCTCATATGTGCTGGTCCTAGAATATCAAAAACTTTAGCGTATAAACCTCCATCGGAATTTTCAATATTGATTGATTCGTTTTGAGTTTCATTTTCAATTTCTTTTCTGACTTCTCTTTTCATTTCTTCTCTCTCTTTTCTTTTTTGAGTAGCAGCAGAAACAGACATATTTGACTGTCTAAATTTTTTAACAGAATCTATTTGCCTCTGACGAAGTTGTTGTTTTCTTTGTGCTAAATCCACGATTTAATTGGTCTTGTCTTTATTATTTAGAAACTGTTGTTTTATCATCTTTGAGAGATCTGATGTTGATCCCACAAATAAAGCATTATTGGTAACGGTATTTGTTGTTTGTTTCTTGTCCTCATCTACCTCTTTTACCTTTTTCTGTAGATCTAATAGTTTATCTGTCGTATCTGCTACTGACTTAATTATCTGTCCAGCAACCTCATACGCTCTCGGACTTGCACTCTCTCCTGCCAGTTCCAATATACCATTAAGTGATTCTTGTCCTTTTTCAATTAAAGAATACAAGTTAGCACGAGTATATTCATAATCTTTTTCTATATCTTCAGATTGTTTTTCTTTCTTTTCTATTTTAATATCTTTCTTTGAAGGTGTGATTGCTTCAACTTCAGTGTGAGTATTCAATGCTTCATCAATAGGATCGTAACTTGACATGGTTTTCATTATAAATCAGTTTGTTTTGTCGGACTGTAGGATTTACCATCATCGAAGAATGATTCAAATTCATTAAATCCAAAATCGTCACCTGGAACAATCGCAGCATCATCAGCAGTTGTCAATACATTTATAAAGGTAGATGATGTGTGTTGTGCAGGAATAGAACTATCGAATCCTCTCTTAACTATGATGGTGGTAGAATCGACTATCTGTGTTATCTTCATAATCTCACTATCAATCACAATTCGATCATTAACACTAAGTAAAGCAGAAGCTGTTACATTTATTCTGGTTTCAGTGGTTGTTAAATCTTCTGTAATTGTTGTAGTTTGATCATCGTTATAATCTTTAAGTGCTTTTGGTGTGGCAACATAACGCATCTGTCTTCTTGCTGATGCTGCTGTATTTGATGCATAATCGACTTGAACTTTCTTGATTAGTCCATCACTTGTATCTGCAACAGGACCAAATAAATATGTCTTTGCTGTGAACTGAAGAGTGTATATTAGTGCTGTTCTTGTTGTAAAATCTCCTTCATATTCATCTCTAAATGATATATTATCTAAAACAATTGGAACATCCCTCTTCTCTCCAATTGAACTCACTAAGTTAACTGTAATATTAAAAGATGGTTGGAAAAAAGGTAATATTTGTTCGATGATTTGTAGAGCATCATCATTTAATTTGGAAAATATACTAAGTTCAAATCCAATATTGTAAGGAACTGGCATAAAAACTTTTTTTAAATTTGTTCCATCTGATGCTTTAAATGTCTGAGTAACACCAGATTTACGAGATGCATCATATTGTATTGATGTCATTTCAAATGACATTCTAGGTAATGTTATAGCAACTGCTTTTGTTAAATTTGCCTGTTCCCTAATTTTTGCAAAAAATTTCTGTTGTGGACCATACGCAAGACCAACCTTTGTTTCATCTAAAGTGGAATTATCAACATTTTCATGTTTAATAAAAATATCATTAAATAAAGTTCCAAAACCAATAATAGTTTTTCGAATAATTTCGTGATAATAATAAGTACCTAACATCAATAATCTCCAAATGGGTTGTTCTCAGTAAAATCAAGCAGAGAATCTGATTCAGTTTCTATTTCTTCATTTGAATCAAAAGGATCATTAAAACTGTTGTCATTGTAAGATTCTACAACATATCTAGCAGAGGAGATAGATCCCACTAATACCTCTCCAGCACTAAATCTTCCACTATTTAGAGATACTTGCAGTTCAACTGGAGGATTTATAGATCTTATATCATCTCGTATCTTAAAGTTTTTAACTCTTGCCGTTGTTCCTGATAATGAACCAGTAACAATTTCATTGTAGATATATGTTCCAATTCCAGTTGTAGAAATACCAGAAAATTCTATTGTTGGAGCAACCGTGTATTCTGATCCAACATTGTTGAAATCAACTCTATCTATTGAACCACTATCATCAATGACAGCTGTCGCAACCGCAGTTGTTCCACCAGCACCAGTTGATCCAGTAAATGTAATTGTTGGTGGTGATGCATATCCTGTTCCACTATTAGTCATAGTAATTGTTGAAATACCACTATTGACAATTCCAAATGTAACTGCTGCACCAGCACCTCCACCACCATTCAAAATAATTAATGGTGGATTATTTGAATCATATCCTGAACCAGGATCTAATAATCTTATTTCCTTTAACGACTTAACTCCACCTGATGATGTTGTGATAGCAACAGCTTTTGCTCTTTCTCCAGATTGTGGGGGTGATATCTCAACTGATGGTGCAGTTCTATATCCAGAACCATCATTTATTAATGAAATAAATCCAATCATTCCATTACCACCCACTACAGCTGTTCCTGTTGCTGTAACTGCACTTCCAACCAAGTTAACAGTCGTAATATAACCCTCATCCTCTACAGTATTATCAACCTCTTCAATTGTAGTATCAATGAGTTCATTTTCATATTCATATAATTCACAATTTAACTCATAAACATAATTTCTTCCTAATTGATAGAATGGTTTTTCAGATTCTACTCTTTTAATTTCAAATAATCTTTCTCCAAGAGGAAAATATATTAAATCTCCCTCTTTTGGACGATTAATTAAATCCTCAAAAGTAAAATCAGTTATAAAACCATCCTTTATACCAGAGGAAAGACCCTCCAAAAATGGTGCTATAAATTCTTCAAATCTCTCTCTTGATATTGTTAAACTTACCTCATTTGTTAATCTTAATCCAAATTTAGTCATTAAATCACTATTAGGATTGTAACCCTCATAGTTATTTAAATATGCCTCTATAGCAAAAGAATCATCAAATTTTGATGATTGAACTTCTCGAATAATATTATCAGTTTTAAAAATTTTTCTAGGTAAATAAAATACCTCTACACCATAAATTTTTAACTGTTCATTAATTACATCTTGGAGTAAAAACTGTTCATTTTTAGATCCTTGTAGAAAGAAGGGATTTAGTGCCATGTTTCACTATCCTATAAAATCAAGGGGTGGTAATTCATATTCTAATGCCATTCTTTGTTTTATCTCTGCTAGTTCTCTCTCTGCATCTTCATAGTATTGTCTACCATTCAATTCAATTCCACCTGGTAATCGAGTTCCACTAAATTTCATCATATTGAGACCCCATTGCCTTTTAATTAAAAGAGTTAAATATCTTTTTAGAAAAATATCATTAAAAATTTGAGTGAACGATGATGGATCTAATGCCCTATAACAATCAATAACAAAGAAAGTCGTTTCAGATTGTGCTTTCCAATCAATATCCAAATATAATCTACCCTGTCTTTTATTAAATCTTATCTGCTTATCTGTTGTTAATAAAAAATCTATATCCTCCAAATATCTTTTAGTCATTGTGTATTGAAGTAATTCAACAGAATTAAAATAATAAAGATCATTTAAAAATAATTGATATTTGATACTAAACATCCCACCAGATATTGAACTGGTATCAAACTTAAATATTCTTTCTACACCTATGACAGAATCTGGGACTTGAATAAAATTAGAATTTTCATAAAAATTTGAAGTTATTGATCCAATTCCACTTACATTTGCAGTTCCAGTTGTTGTAACTATTCCTACACCATCTGTGCCAGATGCCTTTCCTCTATTAATATCATCCTCAGTTATTTGATATTTTAGATACATTCTTTCAACACCATCATAATGTCTTTCATTAAAATATTGAATTGCATCATCAACCAAATCATCAATTTGGTCATCATCTACATTAATTTCTAAAACAGGTGCACCTAATTGTCTTAAACAATAATCAACTAATTCCTGTCTGGTGGTTGGTTTTGCCATTAATACGAGCCTCCATCAATTAATCCAGCAGTCAAAGTACCAGTAACATTTGCATCACCTGATAATGATAATAAACTGCCATTAAATGTTAAATTAGCATTATCTTGAAGTAACCCTTGAGATCCAACATAAACAACACGACCCGCAGTTAGATTACCAACTTTTATTGTACCACCACTTATTTCACCAGTAACACTTAATATGGATGCTAATATACCACTTTTTGCATCTATTGCATTATTGAATGTAGATATTCCAGATTCAACAACTATACCAGAAGCAAAAGTTGCAATTCCTATAAATGTAGAAATTCCAGTAACATTTAGATCAGTAAAGGTATTTGGAGCATTTGAAATTGCAGATTC